TAATAGCGTCTTCTTGGCTGAAAACGGGTACTGCATTACTTTTGTGCATGGTTGCAATGCCTTTGACAGCAGTTCCAGTATACACTTTTTGCGCCGTTTTAGTAGCCACACCGCAAACGTCCCTGCTATTCAAGCTGGGGATATGCTGTGTTTCGCGACGATAGGGAGTATGAACGCTGGGCAATTTAGCACTGGCAGTCGATTTTTTTACGACTTTGGGTGCATACTTTTGTTTAAGTTCTTCCCAACTAGCTTCTAGTTCACGTGCTTTACGAGCGGCGTCAGCATTTCGGAACTTTTGTTTACCCCTTTTCTTGCCCGCAGTGCTTAACCACGGGCCTTCTAGATGCATTGACATAATATACCAAAATTGTTTAACAAGTCTTAATTGTAGCAACAATCTTGGTATTTGTCAAGTATTACTTGGCCTTAGCTTCAGTACGTGCATTTTTGACCGCTGTAACATCGTTACGGCCTTCTTTGCACAATTTAGCCAATTCTTGTAGATGCTTGCGTACACGAGTACCAGCTGCATTTACTTCTTTGTCGTAGAACTTTTCGAAATCTGCTTCCATTGCCTCTACTAGTTTTGTGAATTCTGAATATTTGTTAGCCATTATTAAACTCCTTGTTAATGATTGTAATATACTTATTGCCTGAAAATCTTAGCCGGCAAAAACATTCGAACTTCCGGCTGCGATTGTATCTGCTTCAACTGGATCAGTAATTCGGGCAATCGGTTGATTGTTTGCGAATACTGTTCCTGAACCTGCTGATGTTGTGTGTGTCTGTCCAGCGTGTACATCATTTGGTGGTGGTGTATGTGGTGCCCATGTGTCACCAACTCTTACAACTCCTATTGAATTTGCAAAAACATCCCCACTACCACCTGTACTAGCACGTGGTTTATATGGTCCATGCCCGGTGGTTTTATCTCCGAGTCTTGTAACTGGTTTTGAGCTCATACTGTAGCCATCAATGATTTAAGTGTGTTGGCTATACCCGAATAGCCACCCAATGATACTGTGTGTACAAATGGACTACCATCTATAGTATATGTACAGGTTTCAGTCAGTCTTGGTGGACTGTCTACTTTAAAAATAGTTTTAAAAGTGCCCACTGTGGGTGCCTGTGGCTGTGTAACTTTATTGCCAGACAGATCAATAAAAGACCAAGATGTTTGGATAATAGTCTGATATGTTCCGGCAATAATTACTTGCCCAATGGATGGTGTAATGGTTACACCAGGATCATTGAAGCTGGCCGTTACTACTGGTAAAGTAGTAGATGGTTCTTGTGTAGTAACAGGAAGCCCAGTATCTGGATCAGTGCTTTCTGATTCCGAAAATACACTAATAGTGACACTAAATGGTACACCAAATGTAACTGTTCCAGATGTTGGGCTAATCATATTATACTAATTTGATTCCAGAAGTTGATTCCAAGAATTGTTTAGCAAATTCCTGATCTGTAGGTTCTGCTACAGTTACGGTTGTTTTTAGAAGTTTAACTTCTTTATCTGGATTAACTGTAAACAAGTATGGCATTAGGCCAGGGCCTTTTTGCCCCATGCCAATAACCATTGGTTTTGATAGCTTGTAGTAGCTGTCAGTTTCTTCTGATAGTTTTGCAACTAACTCTTCACCGCTTGTTAGCTTTAATGTGATTACTTCGCCTGCTGTTACGCCTTTATCGATTAACATATTATACCTTTTCTAAATGTGCTTTAAGTTCTGTGAAACCACCAATCAATTGATCATCCAAAAAGATTTGTGGAACTGTTCGAGCTGTTGGAACTGCTTCTAACAACTCTTCTCTGGTGTAACCGTCACCAATTTTCTTTTCTTCAAAAGGGATGCCCTTTTGTTTTAATAATGCTTTTGCTTGTTCGCAAAATGTGCAATTATACTTACTCCATACTACTGCTTTCATTTTTTTTCACCTATATTAAAAACTTGGAAGCTCACTGTAATCCAATGAATCACTCATTACACCAATAACATAACTGGTGCTCTCGCTTTCTTGAAGTGCAGTTTGCTTCTTGCTTGTGTCAGCGTGTTTGTTGAACCAAGGAATTGGTGTTGACTTAGGAGCATGATCCCAATACTTAATACCAATATCTTTGAGTGCGCCAACTGCTGTAAAATCTACAAACTCTTTTAAAATGTTTGCGTTAAGACCGATAACAGGTCCTTTCTTGAACAAATAGTCTGCCCATTCTTTTTCTTCACGGATGACATCTTTATATACTTGAATAACTTCAGCTTGACATTCCTGTGCCACTGCGGCAAATCTTGGATCTTCCTTGACTACCTGATTGATAATGTAAGCAGTCCAACCTTTATGTAACAATTCGTCTTGTAGAATCAAGCTGATAATGTTACCGTTACCGATAAAGATCTTGTTCTCAACCATTGCTAAACTTGTAGCAAATGATACCATAAAGCGGAACGCTTCTAGTGCATAGCTAGCGTGTAGTGCCATCCAGATTGCCTTGATGTACGCTTTTTCTGTTTCTGGATCAGTTCTAAAATCGGGCATTTTACCCAACTCATTTTGACAATTGATCTTGTGTAGTTGATCATAGTAATTACCCACACTGCTGGCCATGTCAACAATTTCTTTAGTATCGTGAATCGTATTAAAGACTTCTTTAGGCACGTTGTAGATGTTACGAATGATATGACTGTAACTACGGCTGTGGATATTAGTTTCAAAGAAGGTCCAGTTGTATACCAATGCTTCTAGTTCAGGCAATGATACAACAGGTGTAAAAATTTGACTAGGGCCACGTCCTTGTAAACTGTCTAGTGCTGTCTGACGTAGCAGGTTACTGGTAAAGATATGTTTGACGGCATCACTGGCGTCTTTAAAGTCTTGAGAATCCTTAGTCAATGTGACTTCTTCTGGAGTCCAGAAGAAACCACGAGCAGTTATTTCATAATCTGCAATCTTCTTGTACTTGACTTCCTCAAAACGTTGGATAGTAACTGGACCTGCTGGATCCAAGAACATTTTGCGATGTAGGTAGTCTGTCTTTGTGTTTAAATTATATTGCTTCTCACTCATGCTTTAACCCGTGTAGTTTTTCCCAATTCTTTAAGGCATTGGGGTCTATTTTGTCGTAACCTGTAAACCATTTTTTAGCAAATTTACTATAGCGCATACGCCACATACGATTGCCAATACGTAATACAAAACCAAAACTGTGTTCATCTTTGGGATGATAAAAACTTAGTCCTTGACCTACTGTTTGACCTTCTTTCTTCCAATGTAAAATCATCGCCAGGTCCTTATCGCAATCCAGTGTTGTATACGCTGAATGCGCCAAGCGGCCCATTCAGGTACTCTGAACAACTTTTTACCACTGGGGGTGTATAACGTGTTGTCTGAGCTGACGCCCATCAATCCAATATGTATCATAACTTACATGCCTCGCAGTCGTCATCAATTTCAACTTCTGTGTAATTCATTTTACTTGATTCACTGTTGCCATTTACATATGACTTGGCCAATTCAGCAACTTCCAATTTACTGCCTTGTTTGTTAATTAGACTGTAGTAGAAAGTCTTAATTCCCCACTTGCAAGCAAGCATCAAGTTCTTGGCGATCAATGTAGTTGGTACTTTACGATCTGGGAAGAATGCTGGATTGTAGAAGGTGTTGGTACTTATACTCTGATCAACATAAGCAGCTAAAACTGCCGATGTTTTCAAATAACCAACACAATCACGTTGATCCCACATCAATTGGTACTTTGACTTCAATTTCTGATATTCAGGTACAACTTGTACTAGACTGCCTGCTTTTGATTCCTTGGTACTAATTAAACTCATTGGCATTTCAATGCCGTTAGTTGAATTGATAACAACACTGCTTGATTCTACAGGAGCGATAGCCATTTGTGTAGCATTTCGAACACCATACTGAATCATATCAGCACGTAATGATTCCCAATCTAATTCAGGTGTAAAGTCTGCGAGTTCGTTGACACCAGCTGCACGTA